AAATCGTCTTATTTCGAGCCTTTGATTAAAGCGTGTTTTCGGGTATAAAAATACTTTTTGTTTTACTATTGTATCTTTTTGGGTATAATAATACTGAAAATAAGTAGTGTCTTTAGTTCGGATTAAAACCGAATCTTTTTGAAAGTATGTTAATGTGTCGGTAACGTGTTCTATTTTACCGCCTTTCTTTTCGTATTTACGTAAGTGATATGAAGCTGAACAACTGAAAAGAAACCCCCATGCTATTGCAGAAGCTACAATAAACAAAACTAATTTAGCAACATCTAAGTGTGGAAAGTTTCCTTTTGTTGTCATAGTTCTTTTTTTATGTTTTTAGCTTTTATAATTAAGTCAACCGCTTTATTTAAAAACGAATAGCCTTTTACCTTTTGGAATGATTCATCCATTGATTTAACCTCAATTGATATTAATACTAAAGCAATTAATTTAGTGAATAAGAAATCAACTGAAACAGCCATTTTTGTAAGTTCGTTTACAATAAAGAAATCCGAAGCGTAAACTAACATAGTTGCACCTACATAAGATAATACCTTAGGAACGAAACCATGTCTAAAAGTTTTGCTATTTACTTTTTCTTTTAGTTTTTTAGCCTTCCATATTCCAAAGCAAGTATCTATTATTGTGCTTAATGCAACGAGAATGATAATTCCTTTGATTGGTGCAAAGAAAAATATCAACCCCTGCAAAAAGTATGTGTAGTAAGATGCAACAAATGACTTCATTATGCGAATAAGTGTTTCGGATTGTTTGGTTTAATTGCGTTATCGAACTCAATCTCTAAGTCAGTCATAACATCAACGTGGTAACCTTTCAAGTACGTAGCCTCTTTGATTACTTTCATATCTTCAACTACTGCGGGAGTGTCTACTATTTTACCTATGTAAACTACTGCGTGAGTACTTGGTGCATACGTGTTAATTTCGTTACCGTTTAAATCAGTTGTGTTAATCAAAACGCCTTTAGCTAATAAATCAGCTATTGCGCTATCGTGGTCGGTGTATATTAGTTTTGCTATCATATCGTGGTAAGTTGTGCGAGTTGTGTGTTTGTTAATCGTGTTTTCCAAAGGGCTGATAGGTTGTTTTTTTGGTGTCCTTGATAACCTATTTCATAGCTACCTAAAATAAAATCAGCAACTGAACTTGAAAAAGTAAATGTTGAACTATTTGATATTATTTGAGAACCATTAACGTAAGCCGATGTGCTACCACTTTTATAAGCTATTGCTATTTTGTATCTTGTACCATCTACAAAACTACCTAAAGAAACATTACTAATAACATTTGAGCCATTTGCTCTAATTTGTAAAGCTAAAGTGTTAAGTGTAAAATTATTCCAAATAATAACTCTATCACTTGCTGAACTACTGCTAATAGCTAATTGTCCATCTGTTGTACTTGGTGGTGTTTTAAACACGAAATCCAAAAACAAAGTCCCCTCAGTTTGTCCTATCAACGAACTAATACCCGTCTTACTAATTACATCTGCGTTACGTGTTACACTTGCTGAAGTTGTAGGTATGTAAGACGTAGCGTAAGAACCAGCTTCGAGTTGTGCGCCCCAAATGTAAATACCGCTTGTTCCGTCTCCTGTGTAAGAGAAATTTGTTCCATTATTAGAAGCTCCAAAAAATGGATAAACTTCAGTAGTAGCTGTAAAAGTTAAAGAAACTCTAAACCAACCATTAACAAGGGATTGAACATTATAATTTAAAATAGTACCTGCTGTTGTTGTAACTGCTCCAGTTGTTAGGTTTACATAAACTTGTTTTGATTCATTAGTGTAAGCACCAATATAAGCAAAATTACGTTCTGCTTTCTTTAAAAAAACAGTTAATGTATATGTTTGACCAGCGCTTGTAGCTATTACAGTTTCAGCATAATGTCCATTATTGGCTGTGTTTTCTACTAATTTATCAGCTGTTAAAGTTCCACTTGGGGAGTTTATAGCGTTTACCGTAATTGTACTGTTACCCTTAGTCCAAAATGAATTTTCAAATTGTTCTGAAAAACTTAACATATTCGTTCGTTGTGGCTCAACTAATATACTCGGACAACTTCCGTTTGTGTAGTCTAAACGTGGTACGTTACTTGCTACGCTTTCAATTAATCCGCTTGAATTAACTCGTGTTGCTGTCGTTGCTCTTGTTACGCTTAAATCCCCCGCTCCTGAACTTGGAACAACCGAATACAACTTACTCGCTTTCGTTCCGTTTGGTGTTACAACTAAAGACGCTGTATCTAATAAACTCATATTTCTAAATTATTTAATGTTGTTAATAAGCATTGGTTAGCCTCGTATGTTCCAGAATCAGTTGAAATACGCACACTAAAATTGTAAGCCAAACCTCCCTCGTTGCCTACAAGTTCCGTTTCACCACTCCAACTTGTTACGTGTACATTTCCCCAACCTATTAAATTATTGAACGCACCTTGCCCCCAACCTATTGCGTTGTCGTTTGCACCTTGCCCCCAATCAATTGAATTGCTCATATATTAATAACTTTTATTTTTTTATTTGTTGTTATTTCTTTACTTGAGAAAGATATAATTTCAATTTCTTAATATTTTCCTCTTTTGGTTTGTACTGTTTCATAAATACCAGCCAGTGAATGAATTTTTAGTATCTGGGTACATATCACCGTTTGAATTAGATGTGTACTCTGGAAAAGATGCGTTGTTAAAACAGATGTAATCAATAAAACGCTGCGTGTAATGTTGCGCAATGTCTCTTTCTTTTTCTACAATAAAATCAATTTCGCTCTTTTCAACTGTTTCACTATTCTCGCTCTGGTGTTTATAAATACCTTTATTAGCAATTGTATAAGCACTAAAAGGCAAATATTCGACCATTCCCCAATGGATTAACATTGGCTTTACGTATTTTCTTAATAGACTTAAATAAGGGTCTGTTAAAGTATCGTTTATGATGTCATCTTGTATTTTTTCAAGTAAATCAGTACCTAAATAGTTTTGAATGTGCGTATCTTGAGCAATCTTGATAAACTGAATAAATTTGTCAGTATCAATGTTACCATTTAAAGCTGTAAACTTTACAATGTCGTCTCTCGTTATTAATAGTGCCTCTGCCATTATCTTGCGTCTTGTGGTAAATTATTGTTATCAGGGTGGAAACCTTTGCGAGGTAAGTTGTTAGGCTGTATGCTAACTTGATACGGATTAGTTACTTTGAATCCTCTTTTACTTGCTATCCCTGTTTGAATACGTTTTGCATTAGGGTTAGTTACATCAATTCCCATGCCTTCGATATTTGCGAATGTTAAACGTTTAAATGAATGATGACATCTTGGCCCACCCTTAAACAAAAACACGTTGTAAGGTTCTCCATTATGCCCGAAACCGTCATTAACTACGTTTGAGTTTACATTAACTAAATCCTCTTTACGGTAAATCTTTTTAGCATCCATCATTTTTTTACAAAATGTTCTTTGAGGATTAGCATTACCTGTATATTGGTAACGAACTTTCCATTGAATATCTCCGATAGTTTTATCTTGCTCACTCTTTGCATTAGGAATAGATTTAACAGCAGTTGCTAACTTTTGGAAAAGGTTTTGTTTAGGTTTGTAGTTTTTTAACTGCTCATCTAATTCATCCTCTAAATCATAGTCAACATCACGCTCATCTACTAAAACCCAACCTTCCATGTTTTCATCTTCACCTAATCCGATTAATTCATCAGCATTTAAGTTTACTTGTTCTGAAAGTTCTGTACCTGTTTCCTCTGCTACTTGTTCTGCACTTGTAGCGTTTTCTAAGTTAGTAAATTCTAAAGGTTGTAATGTTTTAAAATATGTTTTTAACGTAATTCCGTTTTCTGCTAATATTCTATCAATTGCCTCTAATATTTCATCTTGGAATGGTCGTATAACCATATTATCAAATAAGATAACTGAATTTTTCAACTCATCTGCATTAGAACTAAATCCTGTACTTGTTGCAATACCAAAAATTAAAGGCGATGTAACGCTATGTGATAGCATGATTTTACGCATACACTCCTCACTCAAATAAGTATAGTGTTCTGGTGCATCATTCAATGGAATAGCATCAACTGTAGTAGCTGTTTCTTTATTATCGTTAAACGCTGTTACAATACGTTTACCTTTTGAACCGCTTAATTTACCTAATACTTTTGAGTTGATAATTGATTGTTGCTCCTCTGTTGGTACTCCATTATTAAAGTTAACAACCATAGTAGGGCTAAACCCATTTTGTACCTCGTTAATTAAGTACTCAGAAATTTCCTCCTCAAGTAATGAATAAGGAATACCTCCTTTGTAATCAGGAAAAGCAAAGTACTTCATTCCAACCTCATAAGGCTGAATCATTAATATCTTAACCTCACCCGTTCCAAAACCAAAAGCATCAATTCTTTGTGGTGGGAATTTCTTAACATCCTCCCAATTATCAGAATAGTAGTAAGCCTCAATCTCACCGTCTTTATTGCATTTCTCTGGTCTCAATAAGTTAACAGGAATATGATAAGCCTTAACAACCTTATCACCTTTGTAATGTACTTGAAAAGATGCTTGTCCTAACATTTTTCTGTCAACACATATCTTGCGAATACACGAAGGATTAAACAAAGACATCATTGAAGCGTATTCATTTGGCTTTTTAGAAGCATCTAATGCACTCAATCCTTTTCCGTATATCAATCTACTAATTGAATTAATTAATGCGTTGTGCGTTGTTGAATTACGGTATCTTTCTAATAAAAAATCGTAATATCCGTTACTCTCACCAATTTCAACCCAGTCATTACGGTTTGATTCCTTAATAACAGGTGTTTCGTATTGTGCTAATTGTATTGAATGTAAATTATTCATAAACTATAAATTCATTTGTTGTTGCATTACTCTTGTAAACATCTTTATTTACGCTGAAAGTAACTGTATCTTGATTAGTGCAAAATATTTTATCTTTGTATTTAACCACATCACCCTTTAAAAAGGTAATTGTATAAAACCTGTTTTGCTTTAAATTTAGTATCATGTCGTAATTATAGAAATAACTACTCGCATAAATGTAAGTATCAGTCATTTCAAAGGTACTTATTAAACAATCTTTAGCTTCAAATGTACCCTCATCATCTGAAATTCTACTAATAAGCTCATAAACACGGTCTGCTGTTCTGTATGTTTCAATTGTATTAGTCTCCTCATCATGAATTACAATAGTATCTATATCGCTATCACGTGGTATAAAGCTAATCGTTTGAACACTCGCACTCTCTTGTAATATAATCATATATATATAACTATCAAAGTACGTTTTTGTTTTGAAATAAAAAAGGGGGAACTAATTAAAGCACCCCCTCCGTTATATATAATTAATGTTATGCTGTTACAATAGTAGCACCATCAAAAGCAGAAGCTAAAGCTGCTTCGCTTACTACATCAATCAAGTTAGCAGGTAATGCTTCCATACCTACTAAAGTCAATGTTGAACCGTTGAAGTCACCCATTGCAACACCCTCTGAAAGGTTAGCAGTAGTTAATTCCATACCTCTGTTCAAACCAGCTAAAAAGAATTGATTGTTACGGTTACGAACCACAACGTGTGGGCGACCATAAGCCAACAACTTAACAATTTTCAAAGTAGTTGCATCTTTTTTCTTTAATTGGATAGACAAAGTTTGTTCAACAAATGTAGTTCCATTTTCACGTGATGAATTAACAACCTGCTCAAAAGAGTTAGTTCCTTTTAATTCAAATTTATATAATGATGAAGCCTCTGCTGTATCAATTACATCCGTGTTTGTACCATCATAACTAACATTAGTTAAACCTCCGAAGTTGATGAAGTAAACTGCATCCAACCCTCCTAATGCGTCTTTACATGGCTCTAATCTTCCATTTCCTAAATCACAAGACATATTTTTAGTGTATTAAAAAAGGGAAGGCATTTTACCTCCCCTTTCAAGTTAATAATTAATCTAATTAGTTAGCTGAGTTAGTGATACCGTAAGTAACGATGTCTTCAACTACTGCATACTGTACACCTGCTGTTAAACGCATAACTACACGAACATTTTGTGAACCGTCAATGTCAGCCATGTCAATCAATTTAACCTCGTTCATGTCGCTCATCAATCCTGTACCGAAGTAAAGGTTATCTACTGTTGTAGCGATTGCTTTGTTAGCAGCCAATCCATTAGCAACGAAGATTTTGATACCGTCAAACATCAACTCACCATTTGTATACCATTGTGTTCCTTGATTGTTAGTACCATTAGAACCTAATCCAGAAGCACCAAATCCACCCAATGCACGTACATACGCTTTAGCGATGTTTTGAGATACGTAAATTCTCAATCCTTCGTTTGTGTACAAAGCAGAAGGAATAGCGTCTACGATTTTACCCAATTCAGTAATTACGTTTGAAGCTGTTACAGTTGTTCCTGCAACCTCTTGTGCTGTTGGTAAACCTGCATCAGCAGCAACCAATGTAGCAATACCGTCAAACTCACCTGAGTTAGAATCATCACCAGCCCAAATGTTAGTTTCGTTTTTTGCAGCAACCTTAGCAGCTACGTGTCCGATTAAATAATCAGCAAAAGTCTTAGGTAAAGCATCAAAAGCTGAATAACCCATAGAAATTGCTTCCCAATCTGAATGGAAATCTTTTTTACACAATTGTAAGTTAACTTGCATTTCTTTTGGTTGGATGATTTTCTCAGTCAAAGTAACCGTAGATGTTGCAGAAAAATCACAAGTTGCATCTTTCAAGATAGCATCAGTTGATAATCTTTTAAGTACTTGTTTGTACTTTACGTTTGGAAGTACTGTGATACCTCCTTTGTCGATTGTGTTAGCAGACAATAAAGCTGCTGCTACATACTTACCTGCGAACTCACCAGCGTAAGTAGTTGTAATTGATGTTGTTGTTGCCATAATTTATTTTTAAGAATTAATTTTACTCATTACTCTGTCTAATGTAGACATTGGTTTATTTTGTGCGAATTTAAAGTTAGCAACTGCTGTTTCGTTTTCAGGATTAAAAGCAATAGGCTTAACATCTGATAATTCAACTTCTGATACTTCCTCTTTTGGTTGCTCTGACAATTTCTCTAATTGTGCTTTCAAGTCAATGTTTTCTTGTTTCAATGCTTCAATCTCTGAAAAGAATGTTTCTTTAACAATTGATTCAACAGTTTTCTTAACTTGTTTTTCAGCTTCTGCCTCAACAACTACTTCCTCTGCTGGTGCTTCCTCAACAGGTGCTTCCTCTTCCTCTTTTTCTGCTTCCATGTAAGATGCGATGATACCTTCCTCCTCAACGATTAAGATAAACCCATTCTCCATTTCATAGCTTCCAATTGGTAAAGCAATTTTTTGCTCATCTTCTGTAACGATGAATACTTCCATTCCCGCCTCAAATGAATCAGCCTCAACGATTGTTACACCGTCTACTAATTTCATTTGCTCTAATTTTACCTCCATTCCTAATAAGGTTTTAATTTGGTTTATTACGCTCATATTTATTTGTTTTTATAGGTTAGCAATTGTGTTAGCTGCCTTGTTTAATTGTTGTACAAGTTTTACATCACCTTTAACAACATCATTTAATCCTGTTAAATTTGCTGGTACTTCTAAGCCTAAAGTTTTTACATCATTTGAAAATACTTCATAGTCTTTCAAAAATTGAGAAGAACGAACGCTTAAAGATTTAGCTGAATTACTGATTGCAGTTGAAGCCTCTTTTGCTTTTCTTAAAGCTGCTGTACTTTGGTTTCTTGCTTCTAATACTGAATCATAAGATTTTCTAATCTCATCAATTGAAAGTCTTGCCAATTCTACTTGGTGACTTGACAATTCTGTTTTATCCTCAATCTTTTTGAAGATGTCGTTAAGTGTACTCATTTGTCGCTTTTTTATTATATAACTAATTTATTACGTTTTGTTGTATTTTTTAACCTCTTGAGTTTGATATAACTCTTGGCTCATTCGTGTTTACAACATTAGAAACACTTTGTTCTTTTAAACCTCCAATGCCTTGCGCTTGTATGCTACCATCACAACAATCTACATTGTAAGTACCGTCTTTACATATACAACCACGTTTACTGTTTTGTGGTGATGTTTTACTTTTTGTCTTTGCCATTTTATGATTGTTTTAAAATTTCCTTAATCTTTTCAATTAACTCTTGTTCCTCTTGTGCTTGTAAACTCATTTCTAACTTATCAGCAAAATAGCCCTCAATAGAAAAGCCTTTTACCTTACCGTCTTTAACATCTTTCCAAACATCATCGTTGTTTACTTTCATTGAAATCATCCATGTACCTACGGGTAAACTAAAACCGTATTTAACAGACTTATCTTGTTTCTCATCTTCAATAATCCAAGATTCAACAACACTCAATCCGTTTAACTTTTTTTCATGTTCGTAAGTTGCATTATTTTGATTGCTATTCATTAAGAATAACTCCGATGCTTTACGTACTGTATCTTCTGAAAAGTAAATGTAATATTGTCCGTGTTTTTCACTCTCACGGTAAATTTGTTTATTAGGTATTAAAGCTGCACCCATTAGGATTTTTTTCTCAGCATCAATCTCTTTTAACTCCACTTCATGCTTATTTAACGCAATAAAGTTTTCTTGGATAGCAGGTGAATGTACAACGCTCACCGCATCAATTCCAGACTGTTGGTCTTTCTCGTCAATTACTAATTCAATAATCTTCATATCTTAATAACTTAAATTGTTTGCTTTTGTTTTATTTTTATATATTTGTATTTCTTATTGTTAGATTGAAAGGGCTTAGTGTTGGCGCACGATGATAGCCCTTTTTTTATTTAAAGTGTAGCTGATTTAATTCTGTTTCTATCTAAACTTTGCGCACTTGTTACCTCTCCACTAACTACGTAAGCCTGTAATGGTGCATTACCTAATTGAGCCAATGGATTAGCCCCCGCATTACCTACTATATTAAAGTTTGGTGTTGTTTGCGTTTCTTGTGGTAATGAAGCCGAAGGAGTTGTATCTCCACCTCCAGAATTAGAACTGTTAAATTGTGTTTTAGATATTTGTGCTACACGTGCCAACCCCGTACCTACTGCAATAGCTGTTGCTGCAATACGAATAGGCAAACCTCCTTTAGTGTCTTTAAATACTCCTGATGCTGCTGTATAAGTGTCAATCAATGCACTTGCTATACTTGCTGCCTTTTGAATTTTAAACGCTTTACGTTGTGCTGCTTCGCTTTTACCCGCAAATGTAGTAGCCAACTCACCTAATAAATCAAACCCACCTTTAACTGTACTTATTTGAAGTGCTATTAAATCTTTTCTATCTTGCGCCTCCTTTTCATCAAGTATCTTTTTGTCGTCACGTGCTTTTTGTTCTAAGGCTGATTTTTCAGTTAAGGCTTTTATTGAGGCATCCATTTCCTCTTTTGATAATTCACCTTTACGTGCTGTTAAACCTACCAAATCTTCTAACTCTTTTGCGTTAACTGCTTTTATCTCTTCCGCCTTTTGCTCTTCTAAATCCTTTGTTTCTTTTTTATACTTTTTAGCAAGTGCGATTAATCTATCGTATTTAGCAGTAATATCAATAATTTCTAATTCACTTTGTGTTTTAGTTGCTTCTAATTGCGCACGTGCTAATTCATTTAATTCCTCTGCTGCTTTTTGTTGGTTTTCTTTTCTTTTAGCTGCCGCTTGTTGGTTAGCCTCTTTTTGTTTTTCAGCTAATTCTTTTTCCTTATTTTTTTCCTCTTGTTTCTCTTGAGCATCAAATAATTTAGCATCTTGTTTTCTTTGCGTGTAATAGTCCTTAGCTTGTTTTCCTAATTGCTTATAACGTGCCTCCGATGTTTTTAATTGCTCTGCTACTTTCTCTGCTTCCTCTGTATGCCCTGTAAGTAATAAGGCTCTATAATATTTGCGTAAATGTGCATACGATTTACCCTCGCTATCATGTGAGCGCATTTTAGATTCAGCTAATGCCTTAGTATCTTTTTGCTCTTGTTCAAATATATCTTTTGCACTTCTGCCTTGAGCCTTCATTAACTCAATTCTACGACCTTGTGACTTTTGTAATGAATCAAAGTTTTCATCTATTGCTTCACGTTGTTTCTCAAGTGACTTAGTAAATTTATCAGCACTCGCTGCAGCATCTTCTGAACTACCTCCAAATAAAGCAAACGCACCTACTAAAGCAGTAATACCTCCAATGATTAAAAATATAGGATTGGCTTTCATTACAGCGTTTAAAACTTTCATTGTAACCGCTCCCGCTGCTTGTGCTGCTGTTACTAATCTTTGTCCTATTGCTGTTTTACTTAAACTCTTTGCTAAATCACCACTTAACGCCTTTACATCTTTAAATCCTTCACGCATTGAATCAATACCTTGAGTAATAGCCATTGCAGACTGTACCTTAAGCATACTTTCCTCAAGTGCTGCACTATCAACACCAACAGCACCCATTGCACCTTGAAACGTGGAAAACCCACCAGAAACAAATGATAAAGCACCGCCTAACTTTTGAGATGTAGTTTTTGCCAAAGCGTCAACAGTCATGTCAGTTTGTTGAATTACTTTTTTCATTCTACCAACCTCAGCCGATAGCGTTTCAAATTCTTGTGTTCCTGTTTTACCAGCGTTGGCTAATTCATATAGTTGGTCTTCAAGTTCACCCATTCGACCCGATAACGGTTGTATCTCACCGTATACATCCTCAAAAGACTGAGACAATAAGTCAACATTCTTAACAGCACTCGCTGTATTTACATCAATTTCTATTACTCTTTTCTCAGCCATTGTTCAAACTTTTAAATCGTCTTTTTATAATTTTTTTGCTATCCTTAAAATTGTGAGGTAATTTATTAATACCCTTTGCAATATCTATTTCTTTGCTTATTCCGTAGTGGTTATCCAAATGCAGAATGTCAATTATTTGTTTTAAACTTACCATTGTTGATATATTACTATGTTTTCAGTTGTTGTCTTAGTTGGAAAATTATATTGTATCTTAATTATATAAACAAAATTGTATAATGATTGAATACATGATTGAGCCTCCCATGTTCCACTATCAGTTGCTATACGCTCTTTTAATACTTTAGGTAAATAAGGCGGTACGGTAACTCGTAATGTATAATCATCTGTTAAAGTATCTTCATCTATTGTAGCACCGTTTGCATCGGTTAAATCAAATGTAATATCAACAGCACCATTAGGAAAAGTAATAGGTACATCAAAAAATTGTTGTCCTGATAATGTTTTACTATATGTTTTAGATATTACTTGAGAAAAGTCATTAATCAAAACAAAGTCTACTACACCACTTGTTAAATCAATCTTCATTTCATTGATTATATACCTATGGTCTCTAATTAACAATCTATCGTTTAACTTTAATTGAGTTAAGATATATAAAGGTAGTTTTGTCTTTACGTAGGTATATCTGTTTTTGCGTTGGTACAAATTATTCAAGTACGCATTATAAAAACTAATAAACATAGAATTAGGTACGTTCACGTTATAAAACGAACTAATATCATTACCAAAGTTTAACGAATAGTTAGTTGCATTGTAAATTACATCCTGTCCAAATGAAGCATAAGCAGTAATTGATTGAGTTGTTGAACCGTTATTAATATAGAATGTATCACAACTTAATCTGTCATTTAAAAACAACAACATCGGTTTTGGAATATACGGTTTATAGTCTGGTGCTTTAGTCAAACTATAACCTACTTGCAAGTTATTTGCTAACCTATTAAAAAGTAAATTCTCAAAAGGTAAATCTATTGTGTAATCGTTTCCGTCTGTATCAAATTGGTACTCTAAACTTCCGTAATCACGTATATTGTTTTCTTTGAACTGCTTATTCATAAAAGATTCACTCTCAATATGTTTGAATGAAATCTTTTTATATAACTTAATACGTTCAACATCAATACTGCTTACATCAGTGTATTTTGTTACATCCCATAACACCCCAGCAGCATACCAACTATCAACAGTCTCAAATTTAAAAGATGTTTCGCTAATTGGTTCAATAGTTAAATTATATTCTTTTACAATACCACTAATGAAATCCGCTACTTTCATATCAGGCATTAATGCACTTAAATTAAGTAACGATATTAAACTTGTTGATGTGTTTGTTACTGATGCTGTAATGTTTCCATTTGTAGGTGTACCATTCAATAAAAGATTATAGACGAAATTATAATCATAACTTGACGAAAAACTCATCGGTGAATCCGAGCGAAGTTGTACGCTTATGTTTTGTGCTAATCCGTAAACATTAGGTAAAGGTCCAAGTTCGATGTTTGTGTTTCCTGTTTCAGTAGTTGTGAATTGTAGCTGGCCGTTGTAATATACATCTACGTAATATTGAACACCATTTGAAGGTGTAAGATTAAGCGTGATATAATGTGTACCAGAATAGTCAGTTATTAAACCTGTTAAACCTAAATTATTTGAATCAATATAGTTAACTAATACTTGGTTCGTGTTTGCATTAAAATATTGTGATGATGTACTTGGTATGTTTACCTCTACTGCACTTGTATTAGTAACCATCGTATCTTTATTTTTTAAGTAAAGAAAACAATTGTCAAAGCGTTTATCTAATCTAATGTTACCACTTAATGTTACACCGTACTTTGTTTCAATAGCATCAAATATTCTATTGATTTTTAAAGCAGGAAACAACTCGTAATAATGTATATGATGACTATTTTGTGAAATGTCTTGAGAGCTACCCCCACCATACTGCCAAACTCTTGAACTTGAAATTAAAGGATAACGTACATCGTAATCAGTTGCATTAGATACTCTATTTACTACTTCCTCACCTGTATAGTCATGCGAATAATCTGAGTAATCTAAATCGCTTAACTTATCCTCACCAAATTTGTCTTTTAACGATGTTAATTGCCCAAAGAATGTAATTGTATAGCTGTAAGGTTTTCCGTTCTTTAAATTAGCTTTATCAAGCTGTATAGTACCTCTACGTAGTGTAGTTAAATCAATTTCAATCAACGCTTCTCTACGTATGTTGTAATTTAATACTACATCGTTTTTAGCATCAACATCTGAATTGTAAAAGTGATGAAAGATTGCGTTGTTATGCGTGTTGGCTGGAATGGTAAACGATTGACTTAAGTCAGTAAATACTTTTGAAATATCATTTACATTTTGAATAGATGAATTAATTACAATCTTCTCATCTTGGAATAAATCCAACCTTTTACCCTCTACGTATATTTGTAATTTTCTATCCATTATACAACTGAATTAATAGTGTCGTAATTAAACTCGAACTCTAATGTGTAGTTAATTAAACTTTGGTTTGTGTGTTTTACTAAGTCAACTGATTTAGTTCGTGTTTTTGCTGGTTTGTTGTTTACTAAAATACGCTCACTTAATAATAACTCTTGAACTTGTACTTTGAAATCCTCTGCAACCCACCCAGAATTAGCCTTAATAGATTCTTTACCGTTTGTGTTAAACTGTCTACGTTGTCCCTCTAAAACATCGTAATCAAATAAATCAGACTGTAAATAGTTAAACTCATCTTGTGTAGTTTCTAAACTGTTATAAGATGCTTTAAATAAAAACATTCTTTGCCATGCTCCGAACTTATTAACGAAGTCAACAACAACAGGCTGGTATTTACATTCCTCAATTTGTTTAAAGTTTATTCGTGCTATTTCTGCACCGTCATCTTCAACAACTAATTCAATATTAGTGTAAGTTTCAATGTCACTAAAAGAAACAGCTACATTTTCAATACTATCAGCAGGTGCTAAACCTTGAGACCAAATTAAGTTAGTCGTGTTTTTATCGTAGTAATCAACTGTTATATCTGAATTAGTTTCAATAGTTAAATTACTTGGTAAGTAAGTATAAATATCTTTGTGAAAATAATACGTAGTGTTTTGGCTAATCATAACAGGACTTAATTGTGGGTTAGTTCCCTCACCGTAATAACCGTAACCATTGTAAGCCTTATATAATCTATTTTCAATATTGTCTCTATCAACAAATATCTGTACCTCTACATTACACCATTCGTTTGTTGGTACATTTACATATCCATCACCTGTTAAGTAGTCAGTTTCTAAATGTGATATATACTCTTGAATATAAGGACTGATGTTATAATAAGTCATTGGTAACGATGCACTCGCTACATTTTTACTAATTGAATAAGTAGGGGTGGCTGGTGCTGAACCTGAACCGTTCCAAATGTATAGTTCAATCGTTGTTGTTGTTCCTCCTGTACCGTCTACTTCAATGATAAACGGACTTCGTGCAAATATTCTCATTTTTTAAATTCTTTTAATGTATGTTCTAAAAAGTTGTCTACATCTAATCCGTATTTTTGTATCAATTCGTTTGGCATACGCTTAAATGCTTTATCAAATGGTTTAGTAAAAAATAAACTTGGTTTAATACCGTTAAAATAAATACCTCTTGCAATTACAAACTGTAAACTTTTACGTGTCATCAACTGCCCTTTCTCATTACGTGGTGCTATTCCTTTTCTTACTATCCACTTATCAAGTTTCTTTGGCGGGGGCATCTTACTCTTATACGTGTAAGGTGTTTTGTATTTCTTTCTTTTACCACTAACCCCTTTATCTTGAAACAATCCGTAATCCTCCATTGAGAAGTCTACCGTCATGCTATTCTTTGAAACTTTTACAGTTCCCTTAATGCTATTGTACAACTTTTTAGATGAACTCTTTTTTAGCCTCGTTAAATTTGACTTTGATTCCTTAACTACGTAGTTCCTGAAATCAGTTAAAAAGCGTTTCGCATTATCGTTGTCTAACATACACTCATGTCATTATAAATAGTAACATCAAACGTAAGCACCCAACCACTTAAATAATTTTCAAAACGTTCTGTAAACGGTTCGCATGAAGCATTAGATATTTCAATGTCGTAATTAGCCATTCCTATTTTTCTGTATAATCTATTCAATACAGCTAATTGCGTATTAAGTACATCTAACTCGTTATCATTACCGTTAAATATATCAGTTGTTTCGTCTTTTGAAATGTCAACTATATCCATAGCAATAACCGACAAATTGAATGTCATCGTATTCATTGTAGGTGTAGCTGAATTAGTAATGATGTGCGCTAAAGGGAAAAGCGTTTGTTTGTTTAAGTCAACATCATCTATTGCACCTTGTGTTACCGTAGTAACCATAGGAATTGCATCAAGTTCCGTCTTTATGATGTTTAATATATCGTAGTACTCCGTCATTTCATTTGTTTTTTAATTTGTCTATTCTCAAATTCTGTTTTATCTTTTTCAAATGTTAAATAAGTTAAACATTTAAGTAGCGTTTCTCTTGTGACATCTCCAAATTTAAGTACATCTCCCTTAGCGAGGATATAGATGTGTTGATACCAACCCCATTTTTTACCGAACTGTCCTGCTTCGCTAAATTCGTCACCTCCTTCTGCGCTTCCTCCAAATAAACTATCAAAGCTCTCAAAGATTCTTTTTCTAAAGTCCAAAAAAAAACCTGCGCTCCTAATGCAATTGATACAGGTGCTAACTTCATAACCTCAGAATAGTTTGCTGATGTAACGTAATTTTCAATCTCGTACATATTAGACACACTTTTAGTGATTGGTCTATACATTACAGCCATTGCTTTGTGAAAGTTGCTTAAATCGCTTATATTAGTGTCAATATCTATAAACTCACCTAAACTAATATCTTCTAAACTTGGTATAAATCCAAATGTCTTATCACCTAACTTGAAAGTGTTTTTAAATTCGTGTTTTTGTTCAAACAACTTACCCATTTTTTCAACGATGTATTCAATCTCTTTTACAGGAATTGCTAATACTTGAGAAAGTGGAATCTGACAAAAGATAGATACCAATTTTTGACTGATAAATAATTCATCTGTATTGTTTTCTTGGGCTTTAATAAACTCTTGATACTGTCCAAGAGTAATCTCATCCATAGAACTTGGTATTGTTAATTCAATCTTCATATATATATAACTTAATTATTTGATTTTTGTATAACGTAATCGTAAGCCCATGATAACATTTTAAAGTGTTTATTCATCATCATTGGATTATCAAAGACTAATGTAATACGTATTCCTTTTTTCTGATAGATATAATCCTCAATTACTCTTTTGAATTGTGCTATATCAATGTACTGCGTATTTTCCATGATTAGGTTTTTCTAATTGATAACTAACAGCATAACGAATAGCATCTATTGCGTGGTTATGATTGTCTATTGGTGTATTCGACTTTTTCTCAAGCCAACAATAGTTATTTAACTCTTTGTGTAGGTCTATTGAATCAGCATCAACTATTAAATCATAGTCTTGTAGTAAGCTAATACCATGCGTTACGCTACCTTGACCTTTGACTGCTTCAATAATGTTAACACCTGATAGTTTAATTTCTCTAATTAAGCGTGGTTCTGCGGAATCAGCTACTATCAAACTATTACCAGCTATTCGTTTGTTTATGTTTATAATTTCCGATGTGATTAACCCTGCTTGGTAAAGGTGTAACTTTAGATATATTTTCTTGTTCGTCTTATCAACGGATGTTTGTACAAGTGTAGTAGGGTCGTTTGAAAATCCAAAATCTTGCCCGTACACGCTTGGTGATGCTTCGACAAACTCACCTATTGTCCAATTGTTAAATATTACACCCTCAGCTTTATCTAACCAACCTCCTAAAATAGTATGCTTGTACTTTTTTGGTCTACGTTGTTTGATGTATTCAACTTGATTAAGGAATGAAGGTGAAAGGTTTTTAATGTTGTCTAAATACGTTGTGTGAATGTAAGTACAATCTCCATTAACTAAAGTGCTTCCCGCTTCTATTCCTTTTGATTCAAAGAACTTATTATAAATGAAATGCTCTTTTGTCGTTGGATTGAGAATTAGGATAACACGATTTTGTTTTGTCTTGTGCCTAATAGATAAATCTATCTTATCAAACACATCCTCATCTGTTAACTCCTCTGCTTCATCAAGTACCCATGTAGTAACACCTTGTAAAGATTTAAGATTTGCTGTTTGTGTTCCACTACTTGTTTTAATTCCTTTAAATATAATCTTTGAGTTCGTGTTTTTGTTGATTATCTCATCTTTAGTGATAACAAACTCAGACTCCAAACCCATTAACTCTATCTTTTCAATAAATTCTGGAATGATTGATATGCTTGCTGATACCAAAGTATAGCGAGTAAATAAAATAACGTGATTATTTTCATTTGTAAGTAAAAGTAAAAACGTGGTAACGCTAAATGATTTAGAACTACCACGCCCACCCGTAACAATAAAATATCTGCTATCGCTTCCGAGTAAATTATATTTATTATTTATTTGAATCAAAACTGAATAACTCTTTTATGTTAAAGTTACTTAATGTTGTTGTTTGCTCAATTGTTTCTTTTGGCTTACCACAACCGTACTCAATTAATATTTTAGCTGCTGCTATCTTATCTCTTGAATTACTCTTTTCACTTAGCATTATTCCTGCAATAGTTTTGAACGCATCTTTAACGTGTGGACTTGCTAATTCAACACCCTTTAATTCATCATGCAATGGTTTACGACCCGCATAACCTTTCGTGGAATGTCCACCGTTATTTTTACGCTTATCCATTTTAATATTTTTTAATTATTTAATTCGTAATTTTCGTAAACTCTTTTTAATTTACTTACCATTTCAATCCAACAACTATCACAACTTGTAGGTTCTGCTCTTACATTAAACACTCTTGCGTATATTGGCAATAGTACTTGTTGTTGTGTTGGCTTTAATTCGTTACGGTGTACGCTAAAGAAATCTTTTAGATATTCGTATTCGTTTTCAAGTAGGCAATTAGGTTTATTGTAAGGAAACATTTTGTTTAGGTATTCCTTTCTTTTATCACAACCGCAATCTTCTCCTAATACGAATTTAGCTAATTTATCTATACCTGTTTTGTTTAATACTTTCCCTACTGTATCACCTAATCCTTTTGATGCTTCTATTTCTTTTTTTGTCCGTCTTTTTCTTGTTTGCTTTTCCATGTTATATATTGTATTGATATTTCCTTTAAATCTTTTCTAAGCATTTCGTTTTCTTTTAACAGCTTTAGGTTGTTTTTATATAAACGCTCATTCTCCTCCCAAAGTTCTTTATTACTTTCTGCTTTCTTTTGTAATGCTTCCTCTAAACATTTAAGTATATTAATAAAACTCATTTTCGTCTATTGTGTTTCTTAGTTTGTTTTTACAAGTTTTAATTGTGTTGAATATTGATGTAACACTAATACCTGTTTCCTTTGCTAATTGTCTCATGCTCTTGTCATCTGATATGTAAACTTCAAATAGTCTTTTATCGTACCATTCCCAGTTATTCATTTCGTTTTGTATAGCTTCGTCAATTCGTGTTTGGTTAGCGTGATATTCGTTATCTATTTCCTCGTATCTTAGATGCCCCATTTCATCGAGACTAACTTTGTCAATCTTTGATTTAGTACGCACATAAGTTAGGAAGATAGATTTTAAAACTAAATATATGTAGGCTTTGCTCACTTTACCGTCTTTGATTATAGCCTCAGGCGTTGTGTATTTCAAGATACGTAAGTACATTTCCTGTACTATATCTTCATAATATACCCGCTCACCAAACGATTTAACCATTAAAACGTATTCTTTGTGATGCTTGGCTACTATGTTAAGCCATTTTGAATCCATACATATATAATTTTTTTGTAAATATACAACTAATTTCAAATAAAAAAAGCACCCCGTTAAGAGTGCTTCCATTTTATGTTATTAAGTGCCTTGCCTATTCGCTGTAATGTTTCCGTGTTTAAACCGCCCTCATGTCTTAAAAACTTATTAAGCTGTCCTTGTTGTAACTTACTGCGTTGGCAAAACGCTCTCGGACTTTCGCACGTGTTTTCAAAGTGTACTTGAATTGCTTTGCGTGTTATTTCCTCGATGTTTATTATTGCATCTATTGCTTTCATGTTAGAAAGGTAAATCCGTATGTTCGTCTTTTTGTTGTGGCTTTGGTGCTTGAGTTGTTTCAGCTTGGTAAGGCTCTGTAATCTTAACAGAAAAAAAAGGCTTACCGTCTTTTGTTTGTTTTACCCACATTGCGATTTGTTTGTCTACACCGTCTACATTGATTTTTCCTCTGTAAGTTGGTTGGTTTCCTGTTGCAGTTTCGTTCTTGAAAATTGCTCCAGCGTTTTCGTTGTTGTACTCCATTTTACTTTTTTATTTTTAATTGTTCTACATTAATGCCAAACTTATTGGCAATATCTTCTAAAGTTAATTCTACTGTAAATTCCATTTTAGGTTCTATTTCTTTTGCAAAACTCCAAGGCACTAAAATATATTCCTTTTTAGCTTCTTTATTGTTTTCAGCATCTGCCAAAGCATAAAAATATCCTTTTCTTGACATTACGACTTTACGTTTATACCAACCGATATTATCATTTGACACCATCATCCAACGTTCTATAAATTCATTTTTTTTCATATTAAACCTTTTAGCATTTTATAATATTCTCTTGCTATTTCTACTTTTTCAATTATCTTTTCAATTGCTTTGTCGTCACGTTCAACGATGTAACGCTTTACACGTAGTTTACTTGGAATGTTATCGTAATTGTGTTTCAATTGCACTTCGTGTCTCAAATCAATGTCTTCGTCAATTAATCCTGCCTTCCAGTGCGCTCGTCTAACTTCGTCTTCAACTATTTGTAAAGGTGTATTCATTAAGCAGTAAACCAATTCAGCTTGTGTTTTATCCGTGAGCCACATATAACCTTGTAACTGCCAATAGTAATCTTTATTTTTTAAATCAGCTTCAAACATAGGGTACGTATCTAATAACCAACTGCACTTAATATCTGCTAAAAGTGAATCCGTGTTTATGTCAGGTTCGCCTGTAATATAATCATTTGTAAAACGCTCCGTGTTTTTAATAACAAAATCCCAATCGAATTGCTCACTTGCAAACTGTATCGCTTCGTCCTCCATTTCTAAACCTTTGTCGGTATAGCGTGAGCTAAACTCTTTACGGTAACCAAACTCTAATTCATTAAATAAATCCTCAATGTAACTCTTTGCTGTCTGACTTAGAACCTCGCTTTTTGAACGAGGCTCTGTCATTAATTTACCTAAACTTGAACAACGTACTATCATAACATTGCTTTTTGCTCGGGTGTTAACTCGAATTTTAATAAATCGTCTTTCTTAGCTTTTCCCTCTTTGATTGCTTGTAATGCTTTTACAAAACGCTCATCGTTGATAGGTTGCTTTTTAGGTTCGTGTTTTACTTGTTCGCCTGAAGCGTCTGTATCTTTGTCTGTAACTAAACCAAGCATACTTGCTAAAGCGTAACGCCTGTAATAAGTTATTCCACTACCAAAAGACTGGTAATCATTCATGCCTTTTAATGCTACGGTTGGAATCAAAGTACTACTTTGAATTTTCTCAGCACTTTCTGAATGGAAAATAATCGTGTTTAAATAGTTTTGTCCATCTTCGGAATCAATACATTGAGTAAATCCTAAACCGTGTTTTTGTAGTAATGGATTAATCACTTTGAAAATAGCAGGTAAATCTGAATAAGAGTAACCGTACCCTTTTGTTCCTTGTAGAATTACAGGTACTTCTTGTTGGAAATCTGCAATTGCTTTAAATAAATGTTTCATCGTTATTTGTTTTAATTTCTACAAATATAGTGTTTTATTTTTAATACACAATACTTTTTTATTTATTCTAAAATTAAATTGTAATCGCTTATCAATTCGTGTAGCCTATCCCTTATACCTTGCAGTTCTGGTTCGTCTTTTTCTGAGTACTTAATGTGATTTCTTAAACTTTGGTCTAAATCACAAACTAACTGATGCCAATCGTTTCCTCTCATTGCTGAAATAGCATCTTCTTTGTTTTCAAATTCAAGTGTTACTTTCATGTTCTTTTATTTTTAGTTTATATTCAGCTATTAGCTTTTTTAATTCGTCTTTTGACCATTTTTTAACTTCATAAGCACGGTTGCGTAATAACTCAAATTCGTCTTTTCCTATTTTTTTAACTAAATTGTTTCCGTATTCGATTAGGTTCCCGCTCAAAAAACTGTTGCAGTGTTCACATTGTAAGTGTACATTCATTTCATCAAACCTAACATTTGAATGACCGCCTTGAGAAAACCAATGACCCGCATTTTTCTTTTTTGGTGGTTTTTGACAACTTATGCAAGGTAATCCCTCATCTCGAAGTCTTATGTACTTATTAAATACCTGTTGAGCAAGTTTCAAATAGTCTTGAAGTGTGAGTAAATCTTCTTTTTGTTTCTTAACTTTTTCTTTTTTAATCTTTTCGAGGTTCTTTAAAGCAAGTTTTGTCTTGGTGCAAACGTAACAAAGCCTGTCAGTAGTTTTGTAAGGAACGAAAGTAGTTCCGCACTTGCATACTTTATCGTAATTTGTTTTCATGGTAATTTAATTACAGATATTTTTTTTAATGTTAATTCAATATTTGCCATCACTTCATTTTCTTTCAAACTATATGACCAATCATCAACTTTATAAAAACTATCTTTAAAAAACACTGTCATATCATTATATATCCATCTTGTATCTAAATAAAATGTAGCTATTAATGTTATATCAAACTCTAAATTTAATTTAGGTGTTAAGTCTATTGCGTTATTTTTCATCATTTAATTTATTTAAAATGTTTACAATCGTAAAGTAGTAAGGTAGATATGCTCTATTTCCTTTTTGTGATTTTAGCACGTTTAAGAGACTTTCAACTGTATTCTTAATGTTTGGTATGTAACAACCTTTATGTAGCGTTAAATCACGGTTAAGTTCGTGTTTTTGTAGCTGAAACATAACTTCGTTTAGTGGTGTCATAGCTTTTCAATTTCTTGTTTAACTTCTTGCCAAAATAATCCTTCACATTTAAACCCCATTTCAGCTTTTATAGATAACCATTCTACTTCTTTAACTATTCTTAATTCAAATTCAATAGCTTCATCAACTGCAATTAAGGCGCATTGTTTTGCCATTTTTTTGTGCCACCAACCATTAAACATTTTGTCGGTTCTAATTCTCAAATATTTTAATACTAACTCTTCTGCTTTTTCTTTTGGTGTCATAACAATTGCTTTATTGATTCTACTTCGTCACGCATCTTTTGCATTTCGACTTCATTCAAAATTAATGCTTTTTCTAAACTTATGTTTCTAAGTCGATACGTTTTATTCTCATCTACTAAATGATAAACTAACTCCTGTACATCTAAAAGGTCGTTAACGCTTTCTTTTTGTGAGTTTATTAGTTCGTGTTTATGTGGTGCTTTCTGCTCAAGGTCATCTAAAGCAAATTTAACACGGTGCAAAACAGTAGATAGTTGTACTTTTTTGATTAATACATCTAATTCATTCATCGTTAAAAAGGTATATTTTCTGTAAAACTATTAAAACTATTTGTAATCGGTTCTTTTATTGGTGTGATGTCGTGGTTTCTTTTGATGACATCTTTACCAGCAACTTTAAAACCAAGTCCGTAATTGTAATCTAATAAGATAGGCTCATTCAATAGCGTTGGTTTACCACCTGTGTCAGTATCTTTTACTTTTACTACTTCAACCATTGTGTAATTCCATAAGTTCGTATGCTGAGTAAGTCGATGCACTACTAAAAAGTCATCTGCTTTATTTGCAAAAGCCTTACCGCCTTCAATATCTGATTTCAACGGTGGCATTACGTGACCCGACCAATCATGTTTTTCAGGATATACAGCCGACCTGCGACCACTTGCTGAACTCGGGTGCGCATTTACATAAATACTTTTACCCGTCTTTGTAAACTGCTTTAAATCGTTTAATACATCGTAGTTGGAACTGTAACTCATAGGAGTTTTTAAACCGTTAAAAGGGTCGATTAAGTGAATGTCGCAATCTGATTTGATAAAGTCCGACATTAATTCCTCTGGAGTGTAACGTATTGTGTTGTCAATGAATTTAAAATGATGCTCCATCTTCATTTCAAATCTACGAACCTCTTTGTAAGTTAAATCCATGAACTTTTTTCCTGCATACATTTGTATCAAGTCTCTCATTACTTTACCTTGATAATTTTCGTCCATGAATAAACAAATTTTTAAATCATGATTTGTAACTAACGATAAAAAGTACCATTCCATGAAGTATGTTTTACCTACGTTGTCGTGTCCGAGAATGATGTTAAACTGTCCGTGTTTATGCACGAAATGATTATCTAAGTCACAACCTAACTTTAATCCCGTTGGAACTTTTCCGTCAAGGTAATCGTTTAAGTATTTTGTGCTATGTCCGTTTTCTAAAATCATATTTAATTTTTTATAATTTGCTAAGCCATTGCTCATATATTTTAGTTGCTACTTGTGCTGTCATTACAGGCGGAACTGACATACCAATAAGGTAATTTGGTTTATTATTTATGAAATTATAATCTTGTGGAAATGAACCAATCATTTTGACTTCATTCATACAAATTCTATAAGGCACATCAAATTTAATAGGAACTGAATCTTCTCCGGCAGCAATTGTTAAAGGTGTTTTATGGTCTTTTATAAATTTTACTTGAAATCTTTTTGGTTTACCACTTATTCTTTCGTGTATTGCAGATAAATCTTCATC